AGAGTTGATACTGGGCAAAAAATTCTATTTCGTGGATTAGACGATGGATTGAAAATCACTTCTATTTCGGTTGATAAGGGCGTGTTATGTTTTGTGTGGATCGAGGAAGCCTATGAAATTACAAATGAAGATGATTTCAATAAGCTGGATATGTCAATCCGTGGTGAAGTGCCAGAGGGATATTTCAAGCAAATAACTTTAACATTTAATCCGTAAATTTTGCGGCTGTATTGGGCGATTGATACAGAAAACTCCTTTAATTCATGGGAAACCCTAACGTAAAGACGAGGGCAATCATGAGCCAAGTCAGGTGCAAATAACATTGATAATATAAATTGATTATAGTATAAATTATATGTACTATAAGAAGGAGATATTGCCAATGGAAGCAAAACCATATTTTATTTATCTTTTCCGTGTAAAGAAAACAGGAGATGTTATTTATGTTGGTTCAACCATTGTGCTGAATTTTACGGAATGACACAACAACAGATTTCTAATCGATTGAGAAACGGGGATAGTTTTATGTTTTGCGGAAAGTATTTTGAAAGGTGCAACGACTATCGAAAGCCAAAAGAGCACGATTAACGTTCTTTTGGATTAGTAGAGTAGTGGCAAGCGTCACGAAACAGGGAGAATCCTTTATAGGATTGTGATATAGTCTGAACTGTTGTGAAAGCAGCAGCGGCCGAAAAGGCGGCATGACTGTAGCGAAGTTATGCGAACATATTTGGGAGTGCAACGAGCTGGTTAAAGGCTCGTTTTTTTGATGTGCCAGAGGAAGATGTTTTCGTAAAAACTACAACATGGGAATGTAATGAATGGTTAGATGAGGCAGATCAGAATATTTTCTTAAAGATGAAAAAGAATAACCCACGCCGCTACCGTATAGAAGGAGAAGGGGAATGGGGAATTGCAGAAGGGCTTATTTATACCAATGTAGTAGAAGAAGAATTTGATATAGAGGAAATCCGCAGGCGTAATGGGATTAAGTCAGCCTTTAACTTAGATTTTGGTTTTACGGACCCAAATGCGTTTGTTTGTGAAGTGGTAGATAATGCTGCTATGCGGATATACATATTTGACGAATGGTATCGAACAGGTGTTACGAATAAGATGATTGCAGAACAGATAAAGAAAATGGGATATGGTGGGCAGAGGATTATCTGTGATTGTGCAGAACCAAAGAGTATAGCGGAATTACAGGAAGAAGGAATTCGGGCAGAGCCTTCTAGGAAAGGGAAGGATAGTGTAAATCATGGGATACAGCTTATCCAGAATTATCAAATTGTAGTACATCCAAAATGCACAGAGTTTAAAAAAGAGATTAATAATTATTGTTGGGGTAAAGATAAAGATGGAAAATTGACAGACAAACCAGATCATGAATTTTCACATGGAATGGATTCTATGCGGTATGGTGTCACTAGGATTCTGCTGCCAGATGCCTTTAGTTTTGATTAATGCTGCCAGAAGAACAACAAAGAATAAGGATACAAGGGGTGAAGGAATATGTTAGATTTTGTTGATTTTCTTACAACAAAAGTAAACAACCTAATCAAACAAGGGGCAAGAAGCCGCATGAGTGACAAGGAATTTCTGGAAAGAGAAATTGCTAGATGGAAAAACAGTCCTCAGCGGCTTTTACAAATAAAGGGATATTTATACTATGAAAGCGAACATGATATTTTGGCCCGGAAAAGAACCATGATAGGGGAAGGCGGAAAATTGGAAATAGTAGAAAATTTGCCGAATAACCGGTTGATTGATAATCAATATGCAAAAATGGTAAATCAGAAAGCCAATTATTTGCTGGGGCAGCCTTTTGTGGTAGAAGGAGAAAATACCCAATATGTGGAACTCTTAAAAGAAGTGTTTGGGAAACGTTTTATGAAAACCTTAAAAAACGGGGGAAAAGCTGCTTTAAATGCAGGGATTGCTTGGCTGTATCCGTATTATAACGAGATGGGGAAATTAGATTTTCGCTTATTCCCAGGATATGAAATCCTTCCCTTTTGGAAAGATAGTGAACATACGCTCCTTGATTTTGCAGTCCGGTTGTATTTGGTAGAGGGATATGAAGGAATAACTCCAAAAATCTATGAGAAGATAGAAATTTATGATTTGCAAGGAATCCATAGATTTTACTTAGACGGCAGTAGGCTAGTTCCTGATATAAGTACAGAGGAAGAAGAATATGAATCTTTTTATGTAACAGTGATGGATAAAGAGGGGATAGCGATAGGATTAAACTGGGAGAAAATACCGCTGATTCCATTAAAGTGTAATGAACAGGAGATTCCGTTAATTAAGAAAGTAAAAACACTCCAAGATGGAATCAATATGATGCTATCTGATTTTGAAAACATAATGCAGGAAGATTCTAGGAACACAATCCTTGTGATAAAAAACTATGATGGTACGGATTTAGGAGAATTTAGGCGTAATCTTGCCACATTTGGGGCAGTAAAAGTCCGATATGATGGAGATACCAAAGGAGGGGTAGAGACTCTTGAAATTACTGTTAATGCAGAGAATTATAAATCCATTTTAGAGATATTTAAAAAGGCCCTTATTGAAAATGCAATGGGGTATGATGCAAAAGATGATAGGCTTTCTGGAAATCCAAACCAGATGAATATTCAGTCCATGTATTCGGATATTGATTTAGATGCCAATGAAATGGAAACAGAGTTCCAGGCAGCTTTTGAAGAAATTCTTTGGTTTGTAAATGTCCATTTCGCTAATATGGGAGAAGGGGAATTCGAGAAAGAAAAAATAGAGATTATTTTTAATAGGGATATATTAATCAACGAAACAGAGGTAATTGAAAATTGCCAGAAATCAGTAGGAATTTTATCTGATGAAACGATTATAGGGCAGCACCCTTGGATTGATGATCCAAAAAGGGAACTGGAACGGCTGGAACAGCAGCAGGAGAAGGAACAAGAAGAATTTGAACAACAACAGGGATATAACCCTTTCCAGACAGAACAGCAGCAGGAAAAGGCAGGCAAGCAACAGGGGAAAGCTCCCATAAAGAAAGAAGGTGGTTCAGATACCAAGGGGAAAGAAGTTTAATGTTACAATGGGCAACCAGACAGATTTGTATTTATTACCTGCTTGTCCCCTGCTTCCTGAAAGGCGGTGTTCCTAGTGAAAAATAGTGATTACTGGAAACAGCGTTTTGGACAACTGGAAGCAGCGCAAAATCAAAAAGGGGCGGCTGCCTATCAGGAAATGGAGAACATATACAGGCAGGCACAAAAAGAAATTGAAGGGAAGATTAACACATGGTATCAACGGTTTGCAGCCAATAATGGAGTGAGCATGGCAGAAGCCCGGAAAATGCTTTCAGGAAAAGCATTAAAGGAGTTTAAGTGGGATGTTGATGATTATATCAAGTATGGGAAAGAAAATGGGATCAATAATAAATGGATGAAAGAATTGGAAAATGCTTCTGCTAAGTTTCATATAACACGTTTGGAAGCCCTAAAATTACAGACACAGCAGAGCTTGGAAGTCTTGTTTGGGAACCAGTTGGATACCATTGATTCTACCATGAAGCGGATTTATTTAGATGGTTATTATCATACTGCCTATGAGCTTCAAAAGGGATTTGGGATAGGGTGGGATATAGCAGGGGTAGATCAGAAGCAGATTGAAAAGGTGATTAGTAAGCCTTGGGCAGTAGATGGAAAGAATTTCTCCGAACGAATTTGGAATAACAAGGAAAAGCTGATTTCAGAAGTACATAAAGAACTAACCCAAAATATAATTCTGGGGCAGGACCCGCAGAAAGCGATTGATGCCATAGCGAAGAAAATGAACACATCTAAGTACAATGCAGGGCGGCTGGTTATGACAGAAGAAGCTTATTTCAGTTCAGCAGCACAAAAAGACTGCTTCCATGACCTAGATGTGGAGAAGTATGAGATTGTGGCAACGCTGGATTCCCATACGTCCGATATTTGCCGGGAGATGGACGGGAAAGTGTTTCCTATGAAAGACTTCGAAGCAGGGGTAACGGCGCCGCCTTTTCATGTGTATTGCAGGAGTACAACAGTGCCATACTTTGATGAAAACTTTGAACAGGTAGGGGAACGAGCAGCAAGGGGTGAGGACGGAAAGACTTATTATGTACCAGCAGATATGAACTATAAGGAGTGGAAAAAAGCCTTTGTTGAAAATGAAGCTGATGCAAAAAAAGTAATTTCCAAAATGAAAAATGCTTCTGATGTATTAACGCGAAATAAGTCACCCGTTAAGTTGCAAGATTTGGAATCTAAATACAAAGATTCTATCATGCAAGTGATTAATTCGGCTTCTTTGCCATTTCAAAAAGTAATTTTGGAAAATCAAGATAGGATTGTTTTTGCGAAGATAAATGCTATGGGAAAAGCAAGATATTCTCCACAAAATGGGATATTTATAAATTTAAAAAAAGATTTTTCTGATAGTCGTGGACAATGGACAACCTTATTTCATGAAATGGGACATAACATTGATAAGATATATGGAAAACCGTCTGAACAGACGGCTTTTATAAATGCTTTAAAAAATGATTTTTCAGTGTTTACAACTGGTTATGCAAAGTACTATAATATTAATGTGAAAGAAGCATATAAAGAATTATCGAATTTTCTTGAAAAAGCGACTGATGAAGAAAGTCATATTTTTTCTGATTTATTTGATGCACTATCAGAAGGAAAATGTAAAGGTAGGTATGGACATAAAAGGGAGTACTGGAAATCAGATGAAATAATTGGAAGTGAGGCATTTGCGCATTTCTTTAGTGCTTCTGCTACAGGTAATATTATAAAACTAGAATCTATTAAAGAAATATTTCCAAATGCTTATGAAGAATTTTTGAAGGTGATAGGTGAAATGAAATGACAGAAGATCAGATTCCAAAGTTTTTAAGAAGAATAACTAATGAAAAAGAAAGAGAGCCATCAAGTTTTGTTAAGCTAATACATACTTATGAAAGTAGGTTTAATGATTTTCCACCTACAGAGCCAGGAGGATTTACGGAAGATGAATGGTGTGAGATCTTAGAAGAATGTATTCAGGCGGGTAAGACGGTTGACGAATTGTTAGGAGCTGAAGAAGGTGATGATTGGTATGATTGAGTGCATTGTTCATAAGCCTACTGGCTTTAGATAATGGTTAAGATAGTTTTATTGAACTTTCATTGTAAAGAATATGTCCAGTAAGAAAAGGAGCAAGATGACAATATTATTAAATACACTTTTCAGTGAGAAGGGTGAATTATTTGCCATAGGGCAGGGGCGGAGGGTGGTTTTTGCTCATTGTAAGCCCAAAATCAGTATTTATGAGAAATCAACACAAGTTCCAGTTCTAGGGGAACATGGTTACAAGGAGAAATCTATACACTTTACCATTGTCTTGTGTAGGAATATGGAATTTACTAGTAGCCTTGTGGAAGAAACCATGCAGAAAACGGAGAGGTATGAATTGGCTTCTGACTTTCTGCGAAATGACGGAATTGTGGAAAGATTCTACTTCCATAACATTTCCCATATAGAGATTAATCCGGCGGGAGAATGGGAATTTGAGTTGTATGCCACAGAGGAGCAGAAGAGGAAATTATCAGAAATGGCAGGTATATAGGATAAGCACTTTTGAAAAAATGTTCAAGGGTGCTTTTTTCATGCCTATTTTCAGGAAAGGGGGATAGCATGGCAGTAAAAATTATTAGGTATGGGGATAAACGCCGAGTAATATGTAATATTTGTGGTAGTCTGCTTGAATATAAAAAAGAAGATATAAAAACAGTTCAAATAGGCATGAATGAATATGAAAAAGAAATAGTTTGTCCAAATTGCCAAGAGACTATAAGAGTGGAAGAAAGGTGATATGATTATTTTTCAGTGATGATTGAAATAGCAAAGTAAATAAAAGAAAAGGAGAATAAATATGAATTTTGGAAAAGCATTAGAAGCATTAAAAGCAGGACACAAAGTAAAGTTACCGTTATGGGCAGGATATTGGGAGAAAGACGGCGATACCATAAAAATGTACTGCAAAGACGGCAGGGTGCTTGACATCAGAGAAATAGAGGACATGTTTTACACCCTTGCAAATATCGCTTCTGACGAATGGGAAGTTGTCGGCGAGTGCGACATTGATTTGAATATCCATACTGTCAGATTTGGTGAAGCATTACGACTGATGAAGCAGGGAAAGAGAATGACCCGTAAGGGCTGGAACGGAAAAGGACTGTCCATAGTCTATCAGAAAGGCTATCCGCAGGGTATTCCGTGCAATAAACAGACCGCTGAGGCATGGGGCATGAATGAGGGTGATTTGTTCAAATGTGAGCCATATTTTCAGATTAGTACAGTTGATGGTTCTCATGCCATGTGGGTTCCATCAATTAGAGATTGTTTAGCAGAAGATTGGGAGGTAGCAGAATAATGAAGAAAGAAGAATTTATCGCCCTTGGCATTACCGAAGAACTAGCAGCCAAGGCAGAAGCTGCTTCCTTAAAGGAACTAGGGAACTATATTGAAAAGTCAAAATATGAGGAAGTCAGCGAAGAAAATAAGACATTAAAAAGGTCTGTTTCAGATCGGGATAAGCAACTTGATGATCTGAAAGCGGCAAGTGGCGACAATGAGGAACTAAAAAAGCAAATTGAAACGATGAAGCAGCAAAATGCGGAGCAGGAAAAAGCACATAAAGCAGAACTGGCACAATTAAAGCTGGATAATGCCATAGATACTGCATTAACGGCAGCAGGGGCAAAGAATACAAAGGCAGTGAAAGCACTTCTGGATATTTCTAAAGTGAAGTTAGGGGAAGATGGGAAACTGACAGGGTGGGATGATCAACTGACTGCTTTACAGAAATCAGATTCCTATTTATTTGCAGAAAAGCAAGCGAAGCCTAATTTTAAAGGATTCCAGCCAGGGGCATCTTCGGAT